CCAACGGAAGGCGGCATCATTGGCGACCTTTGCCCAATGATTAGGCGAGTATTTTCCGCTTAAGTCTTCGAGAACGTATCCAAATCCTTCTTTGTCCTTACCGACAATTATTAATCCTGTTTCGTCGCTTTGCATATTTGCAGTAACTGCGGGGTCAATTGCCACAATTATTCTAGTTAGGTTCGGCGCTTCGTCTATTCTAGCCTTTCCAATTATTGCGCGATTCCATAGCATTCCGTCGGCATCATCCAACCAAGTACCTAAAAACAGGTGTTCATATCGCGCGCGATTCTCTCGCTTGGTTTTTTCCGCGGCTTGTATGAATGAATCACTTAAGTTCTCTTTGTTGTCTATGTATGTTGTATGAATGTACGTGGTATCCGTTCGCTTCTTTTTTACGAAATCGTTGTATATCCAATGGCTTTTGTAAGACGGATTCATTACTAGAATCACGCGGTTTGCGTTATCCTTCGCACGTATTGATAAATCTACTTTGTCGAATACGTCGGAGTCTGTTAACTCCTCGGCTTCGTCAATTACCCAAGTTGATAAACCGGCAATCGATTTAAGATTTGCAGTGTTAACGCCGGAACTCGTTTTGATTCCGCGAAATAGAATCTTTGATCCTGTTAATTTATTAATGATTTCGGATTGGGTTACTTCGAAATCGTTTACTTTTCCCATTATTTCTATCTTATCTAGAAACTCGGGAATAATCGAAATAAACGCGGATACCAAAGTATAACGCGTGAATAATATGACGTGGCCTTTTTGATAAGTTAGATTTAACAGAAATAACGCTAACGTCCAACTTTTGCCCGATCCACGTCCGCCGGTTATTAGGTAGTATCTTGAATCCGGCGTTTCATAAAATAACGGTTTGTAATCTTCCAATAAGTTGATCATAGCCAAATATCAAATTGTTTGTTCTCTTTGTCCTGTTCTAGCAAGTTTTGATAATCGCTTCTTACTTGCTTTTGCAGTTCGTCCAATTGCTGGTTTGTTTCTAGTTCGCTTTGTTCGTCGTCGTCTTGAATAATCTTTGCGGATTCAATCGCAACACGTTTACCAATCCATTGAATAGGCGGCGCGATTTTTTCACCGTTCGAAGTTACGTCAATTTGCTGTTTCGGTAAGCCAAAGCGATACGAAAGCCAAAGTTTCAGCGCGTTCGTGTCACCTTGTTGACATTTGTACAAAAGCGCTTCCCATATTTTTTCAGGGACACAAATCGCGTCTAATTGTTCTATAAGCTTGATTTCTAGGATTTTAGGCGGTCGACCTGAATTTGGCCGCGGCCCGCCGCGTTTCTTTTTATCCATATGTTACAAAGTACTGCATTAAAAAATAGGTTTATATTGGTTAATCAAACCAAAGGTAATTGAAAATAAATAAAAAATAATTAAAAATATATTTACAAACACTTGCACATAAGTACAAACCTTTGTACATTTGATAAGTGATAAGGCACAAACAAACAGCAAAAGAGCGGTTTAAAAAGTAAAAAAAAGATTAAAAAAAGTAAAAAATATTTTCCTAATCACTTGCAATTACTTACAAACCTTTGTACATTTACTAAACAATCACACACTAAACACAAACACAAATGAACACTTCAAACAACACAACCGCAAACAAGATCAACGAAAACGCAAAAGCAAATATTATAGCGTTTGGAATCATGGCCGTAGTACTAATCATAGGCCTAATTTATGGTATGCAGTTAGAAGCAATCGGATACTAATCATGAAGAAAGCTACAAAAGTACTCGCACAAATCATTTATACAATAATCGCATTTAGTCCAATCTTATTTTTGGGATACTTGCTAGGCTTAACACTACTTAAATAAACACAAACAATACTAAACAAATAGAAACCATGACAACACAAACACAAAACTCGTTCGGATACTCAGATGCTATTTCAAAATCAATCGTTTGGAGGGCATACGCAATTCATTTTGGAGGCGAAGAAATCCAAGAAGAAGGCTTCAACATTAACAGCGGATATGTTTACATAGCGCTAGAAAACGGCGTGACTATCGCAAGCGCGTTTGGTCAAGCAGTTGATTTTATTGTTTACGACGACGAAACAGAACAAGAATTGTTTTTTGATTGTATCGAAGAACTAAACCAGCATTTAGGAACTAGATTTTAATCAACACATAAACACTACAGACATGAAACGAATAAACAACGACGTAAACGGAAACCCTAGATATGTGGTTCATTTTTACGACGTACTAAGAGACGGCGAAGGCGAAGGCCTTGACGTATTCGAAAAATACGAAATAGCAGTAAAAAAGGCCCGCAAAGTAGGCGGAAAAATTTACCGTGGTAAGGATTTCGGCGGCGGGATTGTGTTCCAATCGTACGACATTCAAACAACCATAAACAAGGCAAAGGGGATTTAATTCCCCTTTTTTTCACTCATAAACACTAACAAAATGAAAACTCCTTTATTTTCTATTCATTCAATCGCGGCCCTCGAAAGCCGCTCTTTTTCAGTACTTCGCGCAAATATTGATAACACGACGGAAAAATTAGAATTAGCTAAAAATCTTTATCCTAGTTCGCATTATTATTTTGAATTTCATTTTACCCCGATTTCGGTAAATGTAATTTTCGGCGCTTAATTAGTGCCTTTTTTCTAGCCACTTTGGAACGTTGGGGGGGTTCGTTTCCCGCCGTGGCTTCTAATATTACTAACTTAAAAAACTTATAAAATGGTCGACCTATTCGAATATCCTGAACAATGGCCCGCTAATTTGCGGGCTATTTTGGCACGTTACATGGCAAAGGAACAAACGTACAATAACTTAATACGACTTGAAAACGACTTATTTAAAATAGGTTATTCGATCGAGTACGGTTTAGATTGTGTGGCGTATAACTTGCAAAAAATACAGCCTTAAATTAAGCGTTTTAAGACGTTTAAATTTTCAGTAATAGATTACCACTAGTAAAAAAATATCGCTTTACCACGGGCTTAAAAATAGCTTAATAAACCAAGCGCACAAACGTAGTATAAAACAAAATAGGTAGACGAAACCCAAAGCAGTAGTATAAAACAAAATAAGTAGAGTAAAACAAAAGCAGTAGAGTAAAACAAAAGCAGTAGAGTAAACGCGTATAAAAATTTATGCAGTGATCCGTAGAGTAAAACAAAATAAGTAGTGGAAAAGGAAAAGAAGTTTAATAAAATTAAATAAGCAGTAGAAAACCTACGACAAATGTGGAAAAAATAACCGGTTAGAACTGGTTCCAAAATTGAAAACCAAAAACAAGTAGACGAAAACAAAATGAGTAGACGAAAACATAAACAGCGCCACAATGTAGTGGAAAACAAAATCCATAGTGGAAAACAAAATCCGTAGTGGAAAACAAAATTTCCAGCGGGCTAGTGGAAAATAAAACCGCTAGTGGAAATTAAAACCACTCAAACAAAAAACTTACCGCTAGTGGAAAACAGAAATTATATTTTACAATTCATTTGCAATTAATATACAGAAGTTTGTACATTTATATCACACTAAAACACACACACAAAATGCTAAAAGATCACCAATTTATTTATGAGAAATCTGGTTTCACTTTGGAACTGGAATCTTTCGAGAACGAAGGAATTGTTCTTGACATTTATTTCGGTAGTGGAAAATCTCTCACGCTAGAACTTTACGACGAATTAAACGAACGATTTACAGAACATTACAAAATTGTTTGCCAAATTTTAGATCCATTTATTATTGAACAATTAGAAAACGAAATTAAAAAATGCTTTACGAAATGATGACCGCCACAGAATACGGAGTATTGCGTGGCTTTAGCGAAAAATCAACAAGAGTTCACCAGATTATTCGATCTGGAGTTAATCCACCAGAGTGGGTGCATCCGCCTAGAAAGCTAGGAAATCAATGGGTAGTTTTTGTTTCAACTGAATGGATAGAAAATGGTAGAGGAAATAATTAGTGAATGGATTCTCGAGAACTACGGAAAACTAGCCGATAGTGAAAAATTCGAGATAATGAAAACTTTCGAATTGTACTGGGATCAATTTAATTTCCC